GCGATTATCCTATGTCCGCCCCACACGGACACTTCCCCAAATTTGTCCGTCCACCACGGACACACACAGACAGAGATGTCCACTGTACGCGCACAACGGACAGAATATTAGTGCAATATACACAACTATTACTAGAAATCAATCCAATAATTGTGCACATTGCACTATGAAAATCAGTTATTTTAGAACAATATGGTCTCGTGTCCGTGTGTGAGAAACACATACAGGGTTGATGTTTTCGAACATATGTTCAATGAACAAAATGGTCTTTGAATAAATCTAAATAATGATGTATGATATATGTATCAAAAGAAATCGTACAGGAATTGTAACAGAATTTCATATGAGTCATAAAGAATGATCTACAATTGAAGAAGGGAGGAACATATTTAGGATATGAATATGATTACGTAAAAAGCATCGAGTTATTATCGACTGCAAGGATGAATATAGGAGATGAATAATGACAGAGTACGAAGAAAGCTACAAAAATTATCTTGCATGGCTCACTCCACGAGAGCTATTGCAGGAATACAAGATCATGCGTTTCCCGTGGCGTTATCGGGAACGTAAGTGGATTAAAGAAGAGATAGAAAGTAGGTGTGTGTATTAATGTTGGATGCTATATTGTGGTTTGGTTTTGGTGCTATATTAATTTTTCCTTATGGTGTATGGTGTGGAGCAAAGTGGTCAGGGGGATATAAAAAATGAAAAATTATTGCGATATATGTTTTACATGTAATGATACTAAATATTGTCATATATGTAGTCAGTCAGAGATTTGTTCCGAATTTGAAAAGTGTTTTAAATATTCGCCATATCTAATGTGGGGTGCAATGTCAAGTTTTGACGATATCATGAGATGTGTTGAGAAATGGAGGGTATACAATGAGCAGACCGTTAAACAGTAAGAAGTCATGGTATAAGGTGTATATCAAAGAATTAAATACACCGAACATCCTTAAAAGTGAGTGTAAATATAAATGTGATTATCTATTAGTACAGGCATACACAGGATCAGTCGCGATGGCAATCGTGCAGGACTACGTTGTCGAGTTTGAAGAAAAATTCCGACCTGTATACTACAACAAATTGGAGGGAGGTGTACCTATTGACAACAAAAAAGTCTTATTTGAAGAAGAGTAAACCACAAGGTCTTATAAGAACAAAAGACGATTATACACCGCTTTCTCTCGAGTTAACATGGGATATGAAAGACGTTAGAAAAGAGTATTCACGTCTAAGATCAATTTGGCGTAAACGTTATGAAAGAATACTGAAATCTGACTATAAGGATGTTAACATTGTAAGAGATAGACCGATCCAACGTTACAAACAGTTGAAAGATATTACAAGTGATAGAGAACTCTATCACTTGTTGTCCGAACTAGCAACTATTATAGGATCAGATCGAACCACAGTAACAGGATTGAAAAAACATGAAAAAGAACAGATGCAACATATCAATGATGTGTACGGAACAGAGTTAAAAACGCATGAGGATTTCCTAAATTTTGGGCGTTTTATGGAACAACTCAGAGATTTTGTATCAGATAGAATATATGATTCTGATTTTGCTGTTGAGTTATATTCTGATGGCGAAAAACTGAGTACAGGCAAAATGTTAGAGATATATAAGGAATTTCTGAAAACGGGATCCCGAAGCATTTCAAAATTGAAATCTGGAATAGCAAAGAAAGAAAAAGTAAAACGTCAGAAAAGGAAAGCAGGTAAACGTAAACGTAGGAGGTAACACATGGAAAATCTGTATACTGTCGACACATATAATTATACTAGAATACAGAATATACCCTGTTTACATGATACCAGATCTAACAGAGGAAGTAAAAAAGCAAATGGTTATAAAAATTGCCTGTGTGCTTTCGATATCGAAACAACTAGATTGGAAGATATCGAGCAGTCAATAATGTATATCTGGCAGTTTTCAATTCTATTTCTTGATGATTTACATATTGATACGATAATTGGAAGAACGTGGACAGAATTTGAGTTATTTCTTGATAATCTTATGAATGACGATAACTACGCGTATTACATGATTTTTGTACACAATCTTTCATATGAATTTCAGTTTTTGCGTGGTATATATACATTTTCACCGGATGAAGTTTTTGCCATAAAATCACGGAAAATATTGAAATGTGAAATGTTAGAGCGTTTTGAATTTAGGTGTTCATATCTGCAAACGAATATGTCACTAAATACGTTTACCTCAAAAATGAAAGTAAAACACCAAAAATTATCAGGTGAAAAATTTGATTACAGTAAAAAACGTTTTCCATGGACAGAACTAACCGATTATGAAATAAAGTACAGTACATATGATACAATCGGACTAGTTGAAGCAATGTATAAACGTATGATACTGTTAAATGACAATTTATATACACTTCCATTAACATCAACCGGTTATGTACGTCGTGAAACGAAAAAAGCCATGTATGGATGGTCACGAAAACACAAGGATATTTTTCCGACTATAGATGTTTTCGATCTGCTAGAAGAGGCGTTTCGGGGAGGAGACACTCACGCTAATCGTTATTACTCAGGAACAGTGATACATGCAGACGGTAAAAAGATTCTGGGAATCGGTTCTTATGATAGATCATCCTCTTATCCCGACGTTGTGTTGAATTGTGTTTTCCCTATGACACGTTTTGTTTATATCGGATCAATAACTGAGAATGACATAGAGAAGAAACTGGATAGAGGAAAAGCGCTATTATTCCGGTGTAAAATTATAGGCATTGAACAGATCGACAAGTATTACGGAGCGCCCTATATTTCATATTCAAAATGTAGAAATGTTTCCAGTGAAACATTGGATAACGGACGTGTTTTAAGTGCTGACTATATCGAAACAACGCTCACTGATATAGATTATGAGATAATGAAACGTGAGTACAAATGGAAAAATTTAGAAATAACAGAGTGTTACGAAAGCAAATACGGATCACTGCCAGAACCGTTGAAAGACATTTTCCGTAAATATTATACAGACAAAACAGAATTAAAAGGCATAGTGGAACAGGAGCTTTTTTACAATCTGCAAAAGGCATTGCTTAATGCTGGGTACGGAATGATGGTTCAATCACCAGTAAAGCAATCATTAATATTTACAGAATCATCGGAAGATGTATATACAGTTGATGAAAATGTTTCACGTGAAACATTACTTGCAAAATATAATAGAACTGCATTTCTTCCATATCAATGGGGTGTATGGGTAACAGCATGGGCACGCCTGCGATTGAAAGAGGGAATAAACATAGTTGGAGATCGTTACGTTTACAGTGATACGGATTCAGTAAAATATATAAAAGTAAGAGGTGATAATATTGACAAGTTATTTGATAGATACAATTCTGAGAGAAAAGAGCAAAGTATCTCCAATTCCGCATACGCTACAGACTGTTATGGCGTTCAACATTATATGGGGGTGTATGAATTCGAGGATACGTATTCTGAATTCTCCACCATTGGTGCAAAAAAATATGTCTATAGAACTAAAGATGGAAAACTACACGCAACAATCGCAGGAGTTAATAAAAAGCTTGCACCAGATGAGTTGGAAGAACATGGAGGAATTGAAGCTTTCAAAATTGGATTTACCTTTTTACGATCAGGAGGAACTGAAAGCGTGTACAATGACGTTCCTTATGGGGATTTCACCGTGGGAAATCATGTTTTAAAAATTACACAAAATGTAGTTATCAGACCGTCAACTTACACAATAGGAATAACAGATGAGTACCGTAAGATTTTGGCAGACGTAAGAACCTTAAAAGAATTTAATGGAACGTTTGACAAAAATTAACATATGTGTTATAATAATTCATGTAAATAGATATTACAAGGAGGTGAGAATATGAAAATTACACGCTCATTAACAGTTAACAAGATCAACGTTATCTGCTACGATCCTGAGAATAAGTGCGAGTTTGTACAGGAAGTTGTTTTAATCGGAAATCTTACTGATGAACAGATCAGCAAAGAGATCAAAAAAAGAAATTTCGGCATTGTAATTGACTGGGAGAGAACAGCCGAAGAAACAAAATTATACGGGATGGACGCAGAAGTGTTTTTAAAAAATGCAATCATTATCAAAGAAAAGGAGAATTAAATCATGGCAAAGAAACAGTATACTATTATCAATTCATCTTCCACACTGGACACATACACAGAGTACGATCTCATTGAATCACCTGCAATCGTAAGTCTTAAAAATGTTGAAAACAAAGGTCTTATTTGTGTTGATTCCTGGGTTGAGTACAGAACAGTCGACAACAGCGGAAATGAAATCACCTGTATTTCAGTGCAGGACGCAAACACAGGAGAAGTATTTTCTGGGCAGTCAACAACTTTCAGAGAGTCATTTTTAGATGTGGTTGACATTATTTCCGATATGGAAGAAACTCCTGATATGTTTTTCATCGAGGTTCTTCACAGGACTTCGAAGTCAGGTCGTGACTATATCATCTGTGCGCTTGTTTCCCCAGATCGTGCGTTAGCCCGTATGGGATATACTGAAAAGAACATCCCAATGCCAGAGCCACAGAAATAATATGTTATCTTTATATGAGAACAGCGGGTATCTTTCGATACCTGCTGTTTTGGGATATGGCCAAAAGTTCAATTATGTATGGGGCGGACGAGGTACGGGGAAAACTTATGGAGGTCTCGAATACTGTATTGAACACAAGAAAATTTTCGTGTATATGCGATCCTTGCAGGCGCAGATTGACACAATCAAAATTCCAGAACTTTCGCCTTTTAAGAAGCTTAACAAAGACAAGGGATGGTCAATCTATCCAAAAACGATTGGAAAAAATGTCGCAGGATTTTACAACACATACACAGATGATAACGGGAAACTGGTGTATACAGGGCAGATCCTCGGCTATGCAATCGCATTGAACACGTTTGCGAATTTACGTGGTTTTGATGCATCTGACGTTGAAATTGGTATATATGATGAGTTTATCCCTGAGAAACGAGAGAGAAAAGTTGAAAATGCAGGATATGCTTTTAAAAATGCATACGAAACAATGAACCGAAACAGAGAACTAGAAGGAGAAAAACCGATTCAGTTCTTACTCTTTTCCAACTCAGAAAATCTTTCCTGCAATATGTTTATTGAGAACGACCTAATGGAAAAAGTATCTGCAATGGATATCAGAAAGCAGTCAGTTTCAATCATGCAAGAGCGAGGGATCGGACTTTTTAACCTATTTGACTCACCCATATCAGAGCGCAAGAAAGAAACAGCACTCTATAAAATGTCTGGAGCTGATTCCAATTTTAATCGTATGGCACTCGGCAATGAGTTTTATTCTGCCGATTATACAGGGATAAAACCAACAAACATAAAAGAATTAATACCTCTATGCCGTATGGATTCTATTACAATTTATGGGCGGAAAAACAAAAATACGATATACGTCACACGGCATCACTCAGGAAATCCACCAACATACACGCAATCTGATAAAGATATCAAAGCGTTTCGCAGAGACTATGTTTATCTCTGGGATATGTACCTTTCAAACAAAATCACTTTTGAAGATATCACATCAAAATCATTATTTGAACATTATTTCAAGGACAAGTATTGACTTGTCCTTTTTTCTTTGATATAATCCGTCATAGAAAGACAAGTGTTCGTGGCACACGTACAGCACGTCGGGAGCGTGGGATCATAAGGATCTAATGTGCATGAGTAGGTACAGCTCAAGAATTGTAGCACTTAATCTTTCGTCACATATGTGGAGTGTCACAGCCCACATATGTTTTGTTTCACGTGAAACATTTCTCACCTTCTTTAATGTTTCACGTGAAACATATTATATGTTGTGCTAATATATAATGGAGGTGAAATATGGACGTTAACTCGTTATCAACTCTTATCAGTAACATTGGTGTACCTTGTGCATGTCTTATTGCGACTTTCTACTTATGGCAGAAAGAAACGGATGCACACAAGGAAGAAATGAAAAACATGACAGACGCACTCAACAATAACACTCAGGCGATCACAAAACTCACAGATCACATCACAGGGAGTGAGAAAGAATGACGATTAACTACAACAAAAATATCAGAGGTGTGTACATCGTCACAACGAACACAGAACCTCTGATGATCAGGGCAGAGCCTAGTACAGACGGAACAGTTATCGCAGAAATGCCGAAAAAAACTAAATGCATCTGTCTAGGATGCTACTCAGGTGATTGGTATGCAGTCACTTACGAACATGACGGTATCATTTCCACCGGATTTTCACATAAAAATTATCTAAGGAGGGATTACAAGATATGACACTCGATAATCTTATCACACTTATCACAGCAGGATTCACAAAAGAAGAAATCCTCACAATGTCAGGCACAGCCACCCAGCGTGCCCCACAGCCACAGCCACAGCCACAGCCACAGCCACAGCCACAGCCACAGCCACAGCAACAGCAACAGCCACAGTTCTATCCACAGAACTATCATCAGTCACAGACACCCGTGCAGGGTGTACAGGGATATGCACAGCAGTTTCCACAGATGTTTCCACAGGCACAGCCACAGGCGCAGGCACAGGCATATCCGCAGACACAGCAGATTCAGCAGATCAGTGAACAGAATGATGTTATGAATGCCCTGAAAAGTCTCACAAGTGCGGTACAGAGTAACAACGTTAATCTGATGCAGAACGCTGTTCCGAAACAGGTGACAACAGAAGATGCTATAGCAAGCATTATCAATCCGCCAAACTATGAGGGATTAACAGGGGGTGAAAAATAATGGCGAATACATTAAGTTTCGAGCAGATCAGCACAGTGCTGAATGACATTGTTAAACAGGCCACTGGCGTTGAAACCATGAAAGCAACGGATACAAGTTCGTTCGTGGCACAGGCACAGACCGCGTTACTTGTCGGAAATGACAGGATCATGAACAGCATTTCTCAGGTATTAGACAGGACTATTTTTTCTGTACGGCCATATAATGCAAAATTTAAAGGGCTGAGAAGAACCACACAACAGTGGGGAAACCATGTGCGAAAATTGGGGATGCTGGATGATGACTGGGAAAACGATCAGAGACAGCCGTTGGAAGATGATACCGCAGTCGACATGTACAAAATCAAAAAAGGGAAAGTTTTACAGACCAATTTCTACGGCGGTCAGGTATTCCAGAGACACAGGACTTATTTCAGAGATCAGTTAGATCAGGCGTTTCGTAATCCTGACGAGTTTGGTCAGTTCATTTCCATGTATACTCAGAACACGATGGACATGATCGAACAGGCACATGAAAGTATGGCACGTGCTTGTGTTGCGAACTATATCGGCGCTAAAAATATCTGGCAGGCAGGAGTTACTGCAAGTACTACTGGGTATACTGGAGAGCATGTGGTTAAGTTGCTTACCATGTATAATGACGAGAACGGAAGCACGTTCACCGCTGACGATATCAGGAAAGCGGACAACTTCCCGAATTTTTACCGTTGGGCGTGTGCGAAGATCATGACATACATGGATTTCTTCACGGAGAGATCGACACGATTCCATGCTAACATCACTGGAAAAGAGATCGCAAGACATACACCACTTCGTATGCAGAACATTATGATGTTCAGCCCCGATCTGCATACTGCGGATACTACGGTTCTGAGTAACACGTTCCATGACCAGTACCTCAAGATTGCGACTAATGAAAAGGTGAATTTCTGGCAGACACTTGAGAGCCCGATGGGAATTAATGTTACTCCGAGTTACATGAACCCAGACGGAATCGTTGAAAAGGGAGAAGCCCAGGTTATGGGCAATATTTTTGCAGTACTGTTTGACGAGGAGGCTATGGGGCTTAGCACGATCAATCAGTGGAGCAGCACAACGCCTTTCAATAGCGCAGGAGGATATTGGAATATCTACTATCATTTCACAGATCGTTACTGGAACGATCTTACAGAGAACGGAATTGTTTTTGTTCTGGAATAGGAGGATATATAATGGCGGTAACAGTCAACTTTAAAACGGCAAGCAAAAGAGTTAATTCTACAGGAGTTGTCGGCGGTGATGTTACCGCCGTTTCCTGTAATATTAACGAACCGTGTTCTATTGAAAATCCACAGATCATACTAAGAAATGGAGGCAGTGCCCCGTCATGGAATTACTGTGAGATTGTAGAATTTAATCGATCATACTGGGTTGAGGATTGGGAGTATAGAAACAATACATGGATTGCACATTGCGTTGTGGATGTGTTAGCCACGTATCGTGATACAATACAGGCAAGTAACTTGTTTTTTATTCGGAGTTCCACTAGTTTTGACGGCGATGTCATGGATACTTTATACCCAACACTGTCAACACCTGTGAAGAAAAGGACAGTTGTTAACGAGGGTTTATTTCCGGTTGCTGAATATGGACTGAATCAGGGCTATTTTGTATGTGGCATTGTAGGTGAGGATGGACTTACCAATTTCTATGCGTTTATTCCTACTAACTTTGCAGATTTTTGCTCAAAGATATTTTCCACTCTTGATTGGGCGAACATCTCAGGTCAGCAGATCACGGATAGTTTGCTGAAATGTTTGTTCAATCCGTTTCAATATCTGACAAGTGTTATGTGGTTTCCTTGTGAAAATGTTGGTGCAGGAAGTACGCAGGTTTCAGAGGTTAAGTTTGGTTTTTGGTCTTGCGATGTGACTGCGTTGAAGTTGGGTAATAAGCCTTTTTATAGCAGGTCTTTTGATATGCCAGTTTCACAGCATCCGCAAGTTTCACGTGGAACATTTCTCAACGCTTCACCGTTTCGCAGGATTCAGTTAACTATTGACCCGTGGGGTACGTTCGATATTGACGGAGGAAAAGTTGCAAGTGCTGAGAGCGTAACAGTCAGCGAAACTATTGACTGTATGAGCGGAGTTGGTGTTATGTCTGTGAGCGCAGGAGGTGTTACTCTGTATACTGGGTATTCACAAGTTGGAGTTAACATACAGGTGAGCGACTTACGAGCGAATATCATCGAAAGTGGAAGTAGTTTATTAAGTAGCATCGGGAATTTATTTTCTGGCAACTTTTTGGGAAGTGCGTCAGGAGTTGCAAACGCAGTTGAGAGTGCAATACCTGATGTGCATACAAGAGGTGTTAATGGTACATTGTTATCAATAGCACGCATACCTTTCGTTATTGAAACGTTCTATAAGATCACGGATGAAGACCGTGCAGACAATGGTAGGCCATACATGAAAAACGGCACAATGCAGGCTTTAGGTGCTGGGTATTATGTTGTTGAAAATGGTTCAATTAACGTACAAGGGGCAACCAGAAACGAAAAAGAACAGATCAAACAATTTCTTGAGGGGGGTGTATATTATGCGTAGCTTTCCTGCAAGCAATATTTCAATGTTTGTCGCACTTATGACAAGCACGAACTCAGGTCAGAATCCGTGGGGATCTGGTGGAGCAGGCGGAATCGGTGGGTTGATGCTACAAGCGTGGCAGTGGATCGTTGACCGTTGCAATGCTCCAGACGTAGGATACAATCAGGACTACAGAAATGAGCAGACAGTCAATGGAATAACTTACTATGATTGTAGCTCTTTAATTTTCTATGGTCTGGGACATGCGGGTTTTGAAGTCAATTTGACGGCATGGCCTTTTACTACAGAATCAATGCCAACGATTTTAAAAAATCTCGGTTTTGAGGAAATAATATTACCTACTGATTATACTGATTTCAAATTTAAAAAAAGTGATATTCTGTGGATACATGACACATCACTAGGAGGGCATCAACACACAGAAATGATGTATGATGATACACACTCCATGGGTGCCCACAGCAAAAAACTTCCATTGCCCGATCAGGTGAGTATTAATAACTACACCGTGTGGGAAAGTACGATACACTATTGGAGAGTGTACAGATGGCCTTTTTCCGGTGGTGATTGGCAGGTTGGTGGAAACAGTGAGTATTTTGGAGACCCCACGGCTAATCTGTGCGGAAACAATGAAAAAGCCATAAATAACGCAACTGTGATTTTAAATTTTTTCAAATCGCAGGGTTGGAGCGTAAATGCTATTGCAGGATTATGTGGCAATATTCAACAGGAAAGCACTTTCAATCCGGCGTTGATTGAAATTGGTGGTACTGGACACGGGCTTGTGCAGTGGACACCGCCGACCGATTTATATAAAGTTATTGACGTATTATATGGAAATCATGATGATTGGTATGATGGTCAGAAACAGTTGAGTGTTATTTTTGCAGAGTTTCAGCAAAGTTCGGGAATTAAAAACTGGGGTATCGAGCCACAATGGTATAGTACAAGTGCATACCCGTTGAGTTGGAGAGAGTGGAGTGTTAGCACACAGGATGCAGGTTATCTTGCACTTGCTTTTCAGGCAAACTATGAAAGACCTGCTAGTATACATCAGGAACGTGCCGGATATGCTAGAGCGTGGTTTGATTATTTTAATAGCTTATAGGAGGTGGATATATGTTTGGATGTGATACAGGTGTTGGTGCACCTGTGATGTATAATTATATCAATCAGTATAATAGTAGCATAAGCCCGAGCACTAACCATTGCAAAAATACTCAGTTGTTTTGGTATTTTCAGAGATATCTATTGCAGAAAGCTATATCTGTGATGAAATGGGAAGTACCGGATAACTGGGATAAAGATTATTTTTTGTATTGTTTATATTGTTGGGGCACAGTTGCTATCATCAATACTGACAAGTTTGGTGTGATTCCACAGGGATGTACACTCAAGGGATACAATGTTTTTTACAGACCGGCACAGGCGGTAATTAGTAACCCGTTGCTAAAAGGTGTAATTGAACCTGTGATCGGTGAACAGTGTGTTCTTTTCAAATGTACCTCTGACTATGGCGGTATCATGGATTTAGTCGGAAGATATGCAAATGAAATGGCTATTGCTATGGAATCTCTGGATATGAACGTTATGAACAGCAAGCTTGCGTATGTATTCAGAGCAAGAAACAAGGCAGGAGCGGAAAGTCTGAAAAAAGTCATGGATCAGGTTATGAGAGGCGAGTTAGCTGTTTTCTATGACGAGAAACTGAGAATACAGAGAGGGGATCAGACGGAAGAACCATGGGATTATTTTGTTAATAATTTGCGACAGAATTACATTGCAGGAGATGTTCTGGACACACTGAGAAGATTGGAAGAATTGTTTTGTACTGAAGTCGGTATTCCCTCTGCCAGATCAGATAAGAAAGAGAGAATGATATCTTCCGAAGCTGAGAGCAATGACGTGGAAACATCAACTAGGATGGAAATGTGGTTGGATAACTGGAAAAAAAGTTGTGATGATGTTAAGAAAATGTTTGGTGTTGATGTAAGTGTAAATTGGAGACACAACCCGAATGAAAAAAATGTTTCACGTGGAACATCAGGAGGTGATGATGAGTGAGTTTATTAACCGTTGAGGGGTTATATAACTATGATAACACATTGTTTGACGGTTTCAACGTTCCTGAGGGGCTTGTGAAACAGATTGCTATTGATGCAATTTTGATGAGAACTAGGGAATTAGAAATTTTATATCCCGATTTTACTTATATGAAAAATCGTATTACGATATGGAGTAACAAGTATCAGATTAACTGGAAAAAGTTATATGATACAACAGTGCTTAAATATAATCCGATCGAAAACTACGACCGTATGGAAGATTGGACTGATACTGATGATGAAACAACTTCCAGTGCTAGAGATAACACAGTAAAAAGCACTAGCACGAATGAAATAATGAATAGTGTTAACATAACAGATCAAAATACAGCTTTCAACGCAGGTCTTGCTGACCATGCAAAACAGATCACAGACGGAGATACAAAAGAAAATGGCAGTATTACCAACACAGAAAAAGAAAACGTGAATGACGGAAGAACCGGAAAGCACACAAGAACGGGCAGAGCACATGGAAATATCGGAGTTACTACTTCTCAACAGATGATACAGAGCGAAAGAGATTTAGTTGTTTTTAACTTGTACGATGTAATAGCAGAAAGTTTTATCGAAAATTTTTGCTTAATGGTATATTAATAGGAGGTATCTTATATGAGTATGGAAAATTTAGGGCCTTACACTAATTTTCATGAATTAAATCAGGATTGGTTTTTACAGGAATTTAACAAAATCATTGCGCAATGGAAAGCTATGCAGAAAAATTTTGATAACTTGCAAGATGCTTTTAACGATCTGAAAAGTTATGTACAGGATTATTTCAAAAATTTAGATGTACAGGATGAAATTGATAACAAATTAAATGAAATGGCTAACGATGGTAGTTTAGCTGAAATTTTTGTCCCATATCTTAATAATATCAACAGTCCAGTTGTGGTTAACAGTACCACCGAAATGACTGATAAAAATAAAATTTATCTTTTAGCAACAAACTCACACTTATATACATATAATAACAGTTTATCCTCATTCACTGATACCGGAATTATATATGGGCAATCAAATAGTCAGTTTATCTATGACAATGACAGAAATATACAATCTCATGATTTTAATGATTATGTTAATTGCGGTGGTTATTGGCTAACAGTAACGCCCGAAGAAAACGATATAACAAACGCTCCGTTTGATCTAAAGTATGGTGATTTTGTAATAATCAATTTATCTTTCCCTGCATCATTGAATAAATGGGTATTACAAGTAGTTACCATGAATAACACTCAAAAATATAATAATAGCGTTGCATATCGTTGGTTTAATACAGAAACAAAAGAAGTTACGTTAAACTGGAAAACATTAGAGACTAATTTTAATTATACTAATATATATAATATTGCAACACACGATTTCAATGAATTTACAAAATGCGGGGGATACTGGGTAACTATCAATAAAGAAACAAGTGACGCTGTAAATGCTCCGTTTGATCTAAAATATGGTAATTTTGTGGTTAACAATCTTTCATTTCCATTAGCAGGAGAATTATGGCTTATGCAAATTGTTAGCATTGACAACGCCCCTCTTTACAATAAAACAGTGGCTTATAGATGGTTTGACGCTGTTAACAAGACAAGCCCTACAGGGTGGATGTTGATTGATACAAACTATAATAAATCAAATAGTATGTATTTAATGGGTGACAGCATAACAGCGGGATATCCTTATGAAGATAATGAAACTATTAGATGGTATAATCCATTGAAAGATATATTTAATATTGATGCCGGTTATAGAACAGGAAGTGGATTGTTATATAAGTCCGGCAATATAAATGGAATATCAATGGCAGATACACATGATTTTTCAAAAAACAATTTTGTTTGTATATTCATGGGAACAAACGACTATGGAAACGACATCGCTCTAGGTGATATTAACGACATGTATCCACAGAACAAAACAGTATGTGGCGCTTTAAATTACATATTAAATAAAATAAGAAAGGATAACATAGCATGTAATATAATTGGAATATTACCACTTAATCGTAAAAGAGGAACAATAGAAAATAACTTTGCTTATGGAACTAATAATAACGCGGGATATACACTCAACGATCTAAATATTAAAATAAGTGAAATTTATAAAAAATATTATTGTAATGTAATAGACAACACTTTTTCACCTATCAATAAATTTAGTATGAATAACCTTTTAGATGACGGTTTACATCCTAATCAATATGGATATAGACATTTAAGTCAATGGTTTAACGGTCACATCAAAGCATTATTTGACAAAACATTTGTATAATACGTGTTTCTCACACACGGACACAAGTCCATAATGTTCTAAAATAACTGATTTTTATAGTGCAATATGCACAATTATTGGATTAATTTCCATTAATAGTTGTGTATATTGCACTAATATTTTGTCCGTTGTGTGCGTACAGAGGACATGCGTGTCTGTGTGTGTCCGTGGTGGACGGACAAATTTGGGGAAGTGTCCGTGTGGGGGCGGACATGAGATAATCGCTTGTAGATCATTCTTTATGACTCATATGAAATTCTGTTACAATTCCTGTACGATTTCTTTTGATACATATATCATACATCATTATTTAGATTTATTCAAAGACCATTTTGTTCATTGAACATATGTTCGAAAACATCAACCCTGTATGTGTTTCTCACACACGGACACGAG